AGTTAGGGCAACAACTATAAGCATCAAAATATATCTGTGTTCTTTCCAATCCATGAAACCCAATATCATACCGATAATAAGATATAGAATACTTTGATAAAAGGCTACATTAATTGCATTTTTTTTACTCATGATATACCCCTTTGTTTAACAATATATGCGCGAATGTATCCGCATCATGTTCCAGCCTTTTGCGTAAATCGGCATCTATTTCCTTAAATAAATCATAATCCTTATGAAGAAATATATGCCCTAATTGATGTGCAAGCGCTATACGTTGCTGGCGCCTACTTAACCGGCTATTTATAATAATAGCCTTTTTTATCTCCGGTTTTATCTGTATACCGCTAACGCAAGCCGGCAATGGTTTATATATAACTTTAATGTTTAATTTACTTGCTATATAGCGCGGTTCATTTGAGCCGTGCGAATTAATCAAATCTAAGACAAAAGAACACATATTGAACATGCTAACAATTCCCCTTGAATATTATTAATCGTCTAATACCGCTTTTAATACTTTGGATATTTTAGCTTTTTGCGATGCCGTCAATTCACGATCACCATAATAACAAATCAAAGCATTATCCGTAATTTTCTTTAAATCAATACAATTATCTTGCTTTTTAACTTTAGGCGTTCCCTCTACGCCCTCAGTAAAATAAGAGGTTGGCACGTTGAAATAATCGGCCAAAATCTTAACTGTTTTTAAACTGGGTATAGAATTTTGGTTTTTCCAACGCGAAATAGTACTTTGAGCAATGCCAGTTTCCTTTGAAACTTGATACATGGAAACGCCAGTTTTTCGCATTGCATCGCAGAATTTTTGGTAAAACATGTTTAACCTCCGCAAACTATAAATAAAAATTTATAAAATTTACGAAATGTTTATTGGACTACTTGCGTTAACGCACGTATAATAAAGCCATAAGGTAGTTGCGAAAACGCAAGCAATCTTATAAACAATCGTGTTATAGCAAGTGGTGAAAGGTGAAATATTTATTACTTGCTATAACGCAAGTATAACATTTTAAATAAGGGGGTGTAAACCATAAAAACAACAGTAAAAAACATTTTCCAGTTAATGGATAAACAAGGCGTTACCGCCTATAAGTTATCTAAAAAAACTGGAATTAGTGAAAGCGTTATATCACGCTGGAAAAGCGGCGAACAATCGCCAAGTATTAGTAGCCTTGTAAAGGTTGCGCACTTCTTTAATTGTGGTTTATCTGAATTGATGAAAGGGGTTACGAAATGAAACTAACGTATACCGTGGAAGAAGTGGCCGAAGTTTTAGGCATTTCTAAATCATCGGTATACAACTTGCGAAACGCTGGAACAATTCACCAGCTAACAAAATTACCGGGTTGTTTGTTTTCGGCAGTTGAAATACAAAGTATCGCCGGCCTAGAAACCGAGGTAAACGCGGTTAATTACCGGGCATTAAAAGCAGAAAACGAAGAATTGGCGAAAGAAAACGCAAAACTAAAAAACAGTATAAAAAAAATCACCAGCGATGTACTGGCGATTACGGGGGAATTTGTCAATGACTAGCATTATGAAAATTGTAGGTTTTGTATTGTTGTTAGGTACGCCGGGATCATTAGAGATTGACGTATTAACATTCTATGAAGCAATGCTGCAAGGCCTATTAGGTTTAACGCTGCTATATAGTGGTATCTATATTGATAAATTAAAAAAGGCCAATAGTAACGGCAATTACTAAAGGGCAGATGCGAAAAGTGAGTTTTAAATAAGCATCTTAACCACATCATACACGATGCGCGTTAAGGTGGCAAGGTGAAAAATGGACTGGCAATTAAATAAAAAACAAATTGTGGAAGTTGCTGCTATGTTTACAGAATTATGTGAAAAAGTAGCAGATAAAGAAATTTCTATCGGTTTTAGCGTTAGAAAAATCGATGAAGAAGGCGAAGAAACGCTTTTTACTTATGATGTATACGCAATATATAAAGGTGAAATAATTTATATAACTATGGGAGAACATCGTTCTTTAATGGGTTCAACTATAACGAATAATGACATAGCGGAAATTATTAAATTCTTGAAAGGTGATAAATAAAAATGAGTAGCATATATGAACTAAACAAAGACTATGCGGAACTATCCGCAATGCTTGAAGCAGCAGAAACGCCGGAAGAAATTGAAGCAATTCAAAACACATTAGAAATGCTTAATCTATCAATCGAAGAAAAGATAGAAAACACTGCCAAATACATGATTAATGTTGAAGCTGATATACAAGGCATTAAGGCTGAAATGGATAGATTGAACAAGGTTAAAAAATCAAAGGAAAGCACTATTGAAACATTAAAAAACGATATCGAATATTCGATGAAACAAAAAGGCATCGAAAAATTGGAAGTCGGCACCTTCAAAGCCGGTTACCGCAAAAGCGAAAGCGTTGAAATTATCAATCTTGATGTAATTCCAGCGGACTTTACAAAGGTTGAGATTAAAGCCGATAAAACTGCAATTAAAAAAGCAATTAAAGCCGGCGAAACGGTAGAAGGTGCAGAAGTTAGAACAAACATGAATTTCTATATTAAATAGGCGGTGAAACATGGAATTTAGAACACTAAAAGCAAATGAAATAGATTGCCGTATTCAATCACTAAACGAAAAGAATGGAAACGTAGGTGCAGTAGTGCTGCTATATAAAGATGCACGCGTTGACATGCGACTACTTGATGAAGTTGTAGGGGCATTAAATTGGAAGCGTGAACATACGATCATTGGTGATAGATTATACTGCACAGTTTCAATCTTTAACGAACATACCGGCGAATGGGTTGGTAAGTCCGATGTAGGCACAGAAAGCAACACGGAAAAGGAAAAAGGCCAAGCATCTGATAGTTTTAAACGTGCATGTTTTAACTGGGGAATTGGTAGGGAATTATACTCCGCACCTTTTACTTATATCAATTTGCAAAAAAACGAATGGTATCCGGGGAAAGACGGAAAACCTAAATCAAACGCAAGATTTACAGTTAAAGAAATTGAATATGACGAAAATCGAAATATTAGCAAGTTAATCATAGTTGATAGTAAAGGAAGCGTGCGTTTTACAATGGGCGGCAATGCAGCACCAGCGGCAGCAACTAAACCAAAAGAAACGCACGTTAAAGGGTACGATGAATTTGTAGCGTTGCAAAAATCTAAAAAAGTACCGCCGGCGGAAATTACCAAATATATTGCGGCGGAATTTAAAAAACCACGGCTTGCCCTTTTAGATGCGTTCGAAATGGTGGCGGCGCTTGAATGGTTAAAAAACTATGGGGAAAAAGAGGAAAACAAAGGATTTACCTTATACGACAATGACGAACAAGCATTGTTGCATGAAGATGCTGGAGACCGCATTTAATGAAATGGGTAACAAAGGGTATCAATTTAATCAAGTCGATTGGCTGGAATATATTGATACCCGCGCCGAAAGATGAAGCGTTAAATAAGTTAGATCCGGAAACAGAATATATCATTGAAATTCGTAAAAAGGTAAAACGCCGTTCGTTAAATGCTAACGCTTATGCATGGGTATTATGCGATAAGATAGCGCGGGAACTTTCAAAAAACGCCTATATTTCGAAAAACGATGTATATAAGCGTGTTATTCAAGAAGCTGGTACATTTACCTATCTACCAATTAAAAACGATGCTACAGGGCGATTTATTGAAATTTGGCACGGCCACGGATTAGGCTGGTACGCCGAAGATGCTGGCCCAGCAAAAACGGAAGGTTATACAATCGTCCGTGCCTATCATGGAAGCAGCGTTTATACAGTAGACGAAATGCGGCGTTTAATTGATGCATTGGTTGATGAGTGCAGCCAACTAAATATACCAATAGAAAACGATGAATATATAAATTCACTTGTGAGGGAATGGGGTAATGAACAAACGAAAGAAACAAGATAACGTATTGTACGCCAGAACCAGAAAATGGGCGTATGAACGCGATGAGGGTTTATGCGTTTTGTGCGGCGCAATGGCTACGGAAGTACATCATATAACTTTCAGAAGTCAAGGCGGGTTATCAAATCTTAATAATTTGGCTTGTCTTTGTAGAGATTGCCATACAAAAGCACATGGCAGCGATGCCAAGAAAATACGGGAGATTTTAAAAGAAAGGAATTCAAAAATACAATGGCAGAACGGCGAATGATGTCTAAGAAAATTATTGATACTGATAATTTTCTAGATATGCCACAAAGTACACAATGCTTATACTTTCATTTGCTGCTAAGGGCAGATGATGACGGCTTTATTCAATCGCCAAAAAGCATTATGCGTATAACGGGGTGTAAGGAAGATGATTTGAAACTACTTATTGCCAAAGGTTTTGTTATTGGTTTTGAAACTGGCGTTATCGTAATTCGCCATTGGCGTATACATAACTATGTTCAATCTGATAGGTATTCAAAATCAGAATTACCGGAAGCGCAAAAAGTAGAACTAAAAAACAAGGTTTATGAAGTGGTAGGGCAACCGATAAACCCAGATAATACCTACATGGATACAAAATGTATACAAAATGGATACAATCTGGATACACAGATAAGAATAGATAAGATAAGAGAAGAAGAGAATAGAATAGATACACTATGTCATGTTTCACATGACGATGTGGATAAATCTCACTATGAAATTATCGAATATCTTAATCTTAAAACCGGTTCAAAATTTAAACCTACAACTAAACCATATGTACAAGCAATTAGATCACGCTTGAAAGAAGGTTATACGGTTGACGATTTTAAAACGGTCATTGATAAAAAATGCCGTGAATGGAAAGGTACAAAATTAGAAAAGTACTTAACGCCTAAAACATTATTCGCGCCTAGCCATTTTGATACATATCTTAATTCAAATGAAATGGCAGCCATGACGGATACAGAACGAAAGGTTGCAGAATTAAACGCGCTTATTGATGCGGTTGAAGGGGGAACAAATGAAGCCGGAAACGTTGAAGGCTACGGGCCAATTATTGATATATGACAAATTCGATAGTGCGAAAGTTAAAATGTACGCCTACATGTTAGAGGATATCAACCCGGTAACATTGGCGGAAGCTATCAAACAATGCATCAATACATGCGAATTCGTTCCAGCCGTTGCGACTATCAGAAAGAAAGCGGCAGAAATTTCCGGATATGTAAACGGCAAGGAAGAACGATTGATTGCGCAAGATGCATGGGAAATTGTCAGAAAAAAGGCAAGCCAAGTAGGTTATGAAAAAGGCCTTGATGAGTTGGAAGGAATAACAAGGCTTGCCGCTAAAACTGTATGGCGTTTCTTTGATCCGCGAAATAGCCAAAGTTATAACGAAAGCGCAGCAATGAGCCAATTTTGTAAGGCTTATGAGCAGCTGGCAGCACGTGAACAAAAGAACATGGAAATAGCGGCAAGCATCAAAAGTAATGGCCTGTTAATGGAAGCACGTAAGCGGGCAGAACTAAACATGCCACGAAATACAGAAATTAAGATGCTAGATAACGGGCATCTGGTAGAGGTTGAAAAATTCGATGCGGTAAACCTTAAAAGCCTTGTTAAAGATGCCGATATTTCCGAAGAAGGAAAAAAGTTAATTATGGGGGTGCTGGAATGAACGTAAAGCATAATCTGTTCCCGAAGTTAATCGAATGTAGGCGGCTATTAGGGTATACACAACCGGAAATGGCAGCGATTGCCGGCGTATCACCGGAAACATACAAGAAACATACAAGAAACATGAACGCGGTGAATTTGAATTCAGATTATCCGAAATGCTGGCAATTCAAGAAAACATTAACAACGAATTACAAACACATTTAACACTTGATGAATTATTTCAAACGGAAAAAATCGTTTAAATGCGTTGTATGGAATTTTTAAAGCCTTAACGATAAATCATAAGGGCGAAACAGTAGACAGGGCAAAATGAATGAATTTGCCCTATAGAATTAGAAAATAGAGAGGTAATTATATGAATAGTGTTCAATTATTAGGAAATCTTGCACGTGATCCGGAAGTTAGATATACACAAACAGGCAAGGCGGTTGCAACGTTCACAGTAGCGGCTAGCAATACATATATTGATAGCAACAACGAAACAAAAGAACAAACGGCGTTCGTTAATTGTGTAGCATGGGGCAAGCTGGGCGAAGCAGCTGGCAACTACCGAAAGGGAAACCGCTTATTTGTAGAGGGCCGAATTCAAACAAGAAGCTACGAAACGCAAGACGGCCAAAAGAAATATGTTACGGAAGTAATTGCAAGTTTCGTAGGCGTATCCGCTTTACATGATGCGGAAGCTGGCAGCAATTTCGATAGCTTTGCAGATGATAAAGGGAACGATGAAAATATTCCGTTCTAATAGGTGGCAAAAATGTTAGTTAAGAATGATAAGGAATGGTGCTGGTGTTTGTGTGAGCATGTAGGGTATCCACAGAAAAGCATTGAAGATGCCGTGAAAGATTTTGCCGAAACATATCCGGTGGAAGAAGTCCCAATGATTAGAGTCGGAAACCCTTATTATTATGTTCCTACTGTTGATGCGGAGCGTGTTATCAATGACATTATTGATTATGATCTTGATGATGAAATAGCAGAATATTCGGAAGATTATTTGTTACATGTAGAACTGAAACAAATTGACGTTTTACAAGAAAAATTAACGAAGGCGTTTCGTGAATGGGAAGAACAAAACGGATATAAAAATACATCGTTTGTTATTCTTGAAACTATTAACCCTTTTGAAAATAAGGAATAAAAAAATGAAATCACCGTGTAAGGGGTGTGAGTATAGGGTGTTAGGCTGCCATAGTACATGCGCGGCCTACATCAAATACAGTACCGGCAGAAAAAAAGAAATAGAAACCCGTGATAATCGGGGCGATGTGTTCGGGTATGTAAAAGACAGTCGCCATAAGATTAAACGGCGAATGGGGCAGTATAAAGTGTATTGAAAGGATAGTAAATGGCATATGTAGAAAACTGGCTTGCATTAGGTGCTTGCATCTATAGTAGAAAAACCGCAGATGCAGCGCTTGCCGCATTAGGTTTAAGGAAAGCTATCAAAAGAAAACCGATGCGCCCGGATATTGATGTAAATACATTGATTGCATTGCGTAATGAAGGGTTAGCGATTCGGGAAATCGCGGAAGCGTGCGGCGCATCATATACGCTTGTTAGAAATCGCCTGTTAGCTGCTGGTGTAAGTCTTGAAAGGTTGAAGCGATGAAACAAGCATTAATAAAAGGCACTAAAAGCGATGAATGGTATACGCCTATAGAAACGGTTCAAACAATGCTTAATGTATTCCCGCCAAAGGCTGGCGATAAAATTTTATTGCCGTTCGATACAGATAAAAGCAATTTTACAAAAATTGTTACACGTGATTATGATCCATTAGCTATATACGGCATCAATGATTTTTTAACTAAAGATTATGAATTTGATTATTTAATCACTAACCCGCCGTATAGTAACAAAGATGAAATTATAGCGCGGTGTATTGAAACGGGGCGCCCGTGTACACTAGTACTGCCTATAGATGCACTGGGGGGGGTACAAAGGCATAAATTATTTAGCAAGACAAATATAAGCGTATACGTACCAACTAAGCGCATTAAATTTATAAGTGAAACGGGTGAGCATACAAAATCGCCAGCACATCATAGCATTATCATGCTAATAAATGCGCCTAAGAATGAAATCATATATGAATATCAAAGGGGAATTGATAAATGAGTGTAAAGGTAGACATGGGGAACGGTAGAGTGTTCACATGTGAACAACTAGCCAGCGCATTAACGCTGGTTATTGAAAACATGATTTTGAAACCAAAAGTAACGCAAGATAGATTTTTAATTACGCTTGAATATAAATATCATAAGGACGGCAAAACGAAACGATTGCGGCAAGGCCTTTCCAAAATGGTAATGGAAGTATTCAATGGAACGGTTGAAGCGTACATTTACAACGTACGCCAACAAATCAAGGAACTTATTGTAAAAGGGGAATTATACGATGAAGAATGAGCAAAAATGGTTATTACAAGAAATGTATAACGAAGGTTATAGAGATATTAAGATTGAAGGCGTTTATGCGTTTTTCGTAAATCCTACATTTATCGAAAACGGCGGGAATTTTAAGATACGCGATCATACCCCAAGAATTCCATGCAAGGTGCTGGGGTTAAATCCTAATATCCGTAAATATTCCATTGCATCATTGCTGGGTATCGTGGAATGGGAAAAGGTGCCAGTTGATACGCCAGTTATCGCAGAAACTGGACTTGTAAAAGCTAAACTTTATTTTGCAAAATACGAAAATGGCCGCGTATATTGTTTTAGGGGGGGTAAAACGTCATGGACTAGTTTAGGCGATTTTTACTGGGTATATCCGGAAGATGATGTTTTATTGGCAGAAAGGGCGTTAAATGAGTGTAATTGATATTACTTTAAAGGGGCGCCCAGCAACTAAAAAGAATAGCGGCCGAATTATAACAAGAAATGGAAAGCCTATTATAATACCGTCAGAAGCCTATAAGAGTTATGAAGATGCTTGCATGTGGCAATTAGCTGGCAAGAAACTGCATATATCTGGCATCATCGTTGTTGAATGTAAATACTATATACCAAATAAAAGAAGTTGGCCGGACTTAATCGGGTTGCTACAGGCGACTAGCGATATATTAACAAAGGCCAAAGTCATTGATGATGATAAATGGATATGTTCATACGGTGAAAGCTGCATCGCTGGTATTGATAAGGAAAACCCGCGGGTAGAAATCCGGATCATGGATAGAAAAAATAAAGTATTGGAAGCGTTATTGAAATGAGGGCAACAAATGGAACTACTAAACAGGATTAAACGTATCTTTGGTTATAAGCGATATAATGCGGACGTTATCAAGGTTAAGCGATGCATGCCGGGTGTATTACTGCCAAAAGTTGGCAGCGTAGATGCTGCCGGAATGGATTTCTATCAACCAGAAAGCGCGGTAATAGAACCGCATCAAACGCAATATATCACGCTAGGCCTAGCAATGGAAATTCCAAAAGGCTATATGTTGATGCTGGCGCCACGTTCTAGCATGAGCAAAACGCCGTTAATTATTCCGAACTCATTCGGGGTGATTGATGCGGACTATAGGGGCGAAATTAAAGCAATCCTACATAATACCAGCGATACACCGTATTTAATCCAAAAGGGTGATAGATTAGTACAGGGAATTATGGTACCAGTTGGCGCATTAAAGTTATTAGAGGTTGCACAATTAACCGAAACGGTGCGCGGTTCCGGTGGTATTGGTAGCACAGGGAAATAACCATGATTAAATTATTATTTGATGCTGCATTGGTATTTTCGCTAGTAATAGCATTAATAAAATTAGTATCGGTATTTACGATGTAGTGGATAAGGGGCAATATAAACGCCCCTTTGATACGAATAGGCGAAAGGGGAAATGTGTAATGCCTATTATCAACCCGATGTATTTGTATTTGATTGAGGTACTACATAATTTAGACATACTAAATAACCTTATTTTTATCACATTAGCATTTTGCACTTGCGCCGTTATTGTTTTGTATGTAATTGATGAACAAGTAAGGCAAGGAATAAATGCACATAAACCGAAAGTTATGTTTTTGTTTGTGGCGTTTGTAATTAGCGCATTAATAGTGATATTAGTACCTACCAAAGACGCGATGTATAAAATTCTATTAGCACATTATGTAACAACTGATAATATCCAGCTTGTAAACGATGCTATCAAAGTTAATTTACAAGACTATTTGAACATGTTAGGGGAAACAGTTAAGAATTTAAGATAATGAACCATACGGGGGAATACATGACGGATAAAGAATACAGGGAATTAGGAAAAGAATACCTAGAACCGATTAAATTAATTTCAATGAAAATTAAATCATTGAAAGAAGATCTAAAGCATTTGCAATCCGATATAACAACGATTGGGGCCGTTGATTATAGCAAGGAACGGTTAAGCGGTGGCGGAACGCCGGGCGGACTGGAGCAGCAAATTGTACGCCTTGAAAGTAAACGCGATGCCGTACATAAAGAAATAGGCGCATTAATTGATGAACGCGAAACGGCGGCGGAAATCATCAATCAATGCACCATAGGGAAAACCAATATATTATTAATGCGTGAATACATCGACGGGGAAAGCGCAAAATATGCCAAAAGTTTTACTGATTTAGGAAAAACGCAAGCCGCCGAATTGAAAACACTAGGCCTTATTAAAGTAGGGAAATTTTTACATGATACGTATTATCCAAGTATGTATACAGGGAAATCGGTACAAGTCGAACTATACCGAACTACATCGGAATAATACGGAAAAGCGATATATAGTATAATTATATTGTCAAATGATGCTTAAAAGGTCATTGGCGTAATTCTCCTATATATACGATGCACATGGGGAACTTTGGGCCGTTCCCCTATTGTGTATTGTAAACCGATACCGATAAAAAGAATTCCTTTCAAACAAACACAATGCCATTGAGAACAATCCTATCAAATATAAATATGTACTTCCAAGCACAACAACAATAAGCATAGTAAACCTAATTTCATGTAATCCATATCGGTATTGGTTTAGAGTATACAACAAAAATAAATAAAGCTATCAGAATATGAGGTATATCCACGGCGATATATCTCATTTTTTGCATAAAAGTAACATTTGATTATTGAAAACTGAACATAATGCACATTGTTTTTATTTTAAGAGATATCACCTTTCATAGTTTCCAGTAATCTTTTAGTGCGGCGTGTTCGGTTTTGAGTAATTAAAAAAGCCGCTATTTTCTAGCGGCTAACATTTGGCGTATTTGATTATTCATTTCCTTCTGATATTCATCTACAGTATCGAATATTGTTTCCCGTAGGTTAAACGCGGCGAACGCATCATATATCGAATTAGTACGGCGGCGAAGCAATTCGCATTTTTCGGCGATATAACGAAGCATCATAACAATATTGCTTAAATCGTCATAGCCTAGTGTTTGAATTATGCCGTCATTGTTGTATTTGATGCCGGTATATGCTGCTTGTAATGTTTCAATATTGTTTAATTCGTTGTATCTGATCGCGTTTTTAATTTCTTGAATAGTCATTTGCATTGTTAATTCTCCTTTTTGAATACTTGCGTTTTCTGATGTATCTTATAGCTTTATTATACTTGCGTTTTCGCAAGTAGTCAATAGGGAAATTAAAAATTTTTCAAAAAAGTTTTGTGAAGGTGGTGAAAAGCTAGTGAATATCATATGTACAAAATCAAAATGCCTTAACAACAAAGGCGGCAGATGCATAGCTAACGAAATATATTATGACGGCTTATGCCAAACATATTGCACTAGCCAACACGCAGCCAAACAAGTAGCCGGAATATGCCAACGATCACATGGGCGCATGAAAAGCAAAGATAACAACATACTACGATAGGGGGTGAAACAATGGCGAAAACTACATATAAGGATTGGGAAGCAGAAGAAAAGATTTTGCTTTTACAAGGCTGGGCGCGCAATGGTTTAATAAATGAACAGATTGCAAGCAATATGGATATATCAACAGTTACCCTTTGGGAATGGCGCAAGAAATCGCCTAAAATATCTAACGCCCTAAAAATAGGGAAAGATGAAGCGGATATACAAGTTGAAAATGCATTGTATAAAGCAGCACTTGAAGGAAATACAACGGCCATGATTTTCTGGCTTAAAAATCGACGTTCTAAAGAATGGCGCGATAAGATACAACAGGAAATTACAACCGAAAGCGCCGTTAAGTTGGTTATTGATAATAACGAATTGAGTGATACAGATGAGTAAAACAAATCTGTTTCGCGATGTGATACGGCCAACACCTAAGCAAAAAGAATTTTTAAGGGCAGTTAAGCAAAACATATATACACTATATGGCGGTGCTGCTGGTGGTGGTAAATCCTATATACTCCGCTGGGGTTTGATATGGCTTTTAATTGACTGGTTCATCAAAACAGGAATTAAAGGCATACGCGTTGGGTTATTCTGTGAGGATTATCCAAGTCTTGATGATCGTCAAATATCCAAAATCAAAATGGAGTTTCCGGAATGGTTAGGAAGCTATAAGGAAAGCAACCATGAATTCACATTAAACGATGAATTAGGCGGCGGCGTGATATGTTTCCGTAATCTTGATAAACCTAGTAAATATCTTTCTAGTGAATTCGCTGCAATAGCGATAGACGAATTAACCTTGAATAGTCGCGATGTATTCGACTTTTTGCGTATGCGGCTCCGTTGGACTGGCATCACGGATACGAAATTAATCGCAGCAACTAACCCGGGCGGTAAGGGCCATATGTGGGTAAAAGACCTATTCATTGATAGAAACTTTACAAAAGAGATGCAACCATTCGCCGATAAGATTGCATATATCCAAGCAAGGGCAAGCGATAACCCGCATCTATCACAAAGTTATATAGATGCGTTAAATACATTGCCCGAAAAACTACGTAAAGCATATTTAGACGGCGACTGGAATATATTCGAAGGTCAAGTATTTACAGAATTCCGCACCGATAAGCATGTAATAGAACCGTTTGAAATACCGCATCATTGGCAACGGTATCGGTCAATGGACTGGGGCTATACGAAACCATATGCAGTTTATTCCGCAGCGGTTGATTATGACGACGTTTTATATATTACTGGTGAGTTTTACGGCTGCAAGCCGGGTATGCCGGATACTGGTACACAGGAAACCGCAAGGGAAGTAGCACAAAAGATAGAACACTTGAAAGACTATCAAGGAGTGGCAGACCCCGCAATATGGCAGCGAACAGGCCACGACGGCCCAACGATTGCGGAAATATTCGCAACTGAGGGCGTGTACTGGGTACGTGCTGATAATGATAGATTGGCCGGACTTATGCAAGTACATCAACGATTAAAAGAAGGTAAGTTGAAGATATTTAGTAATTGCGTACATCTAATACGCACATTGCCAGCTTTAACATACGATAAAATCAAGGTCGAAGATGTAGATACAAAACAAGAAGATCATGCGTATGATGCGGTGCGTTATATGTGTATGGCACGGCCGGTTAAATCAGTTAAACCAGAAAAGCCGTTTAATGACGGTTATAAATATGTTGATGATAGCGAAGGAGATGTGAGCGCATGGGGCGTATGAGTGAAAGGGCGTTGCGTGATTACGCCTATAAGGTTCTTAAATCGGAATATGGCGAACGTGAAGAGAAGGGCGTTATTATTCCGGCGAAATATACAGATGCACAACTGGCGGAATTCGCCAAAGCAATGCCGCAATGGCAATTAGAACAAATGTACGATATGATTTATGGTTCTGAAATGGTGGAGTAATGGATATAGAACAAACAACATTTGATATATACGAAGCAAAACAGAATGTAAAAAATGCATTGGCCGCCACGTCAGAATGGCGCAAGGCTGCTGCCGAAGATTTTGCCTTTATGCAAGGTAAGCAATGGCAAGACGGCGATTTAAAGAACATGCGCGAAGCTGGACGGCCAGCAATTACGATTAATAGAATTAGACCGGTTATTAATCTGTTATGCGGTTATGCATCACAGAATGAAACAGAACCGGACTTTTTACCACGTTCCGAAGAAGATGATAGAATAAGCCGCGTTGCTAAAGGTATTACAAAATACTGTTTAGACCGTGCGAATTATCAGCGTAATAAGGGCAAATGTTTCCGAGATAAGATTATTTGCGGTTTAGCCAATTACTGGGTAAGTTATGAGTTTGACTATACGAAGTTAGACGGCACTATTCAAATTGAACGTGTTTCTCCGTTTGATGCTTTCATAGATCCGGAATGTAAGAAAGACGATTTAAGCGATGCGCAATATGTTGGCCGGTATAGTTGGGAAAGTGCTGCTAAGTTAAAGCAAATCTATCCGGAAAAGGTTGACGAAATCAACGCATTAAAAAGCCGATATGACGAAACCGAACAAGAAGCCGGCGTTATTGAAACAGTAGACGGCGAAGCGTTATGGTATAACACTAACTACAATAAAATTCGTGTAGTGCAGTACTGGTATAAAGAATACGGCAAAAAGAACGTATACATGACAAAAGAGGGGTTAATTGATGAAGCTAATCCTCTATTTGTTGTATTAATGGCTACAGGGAAGAAGCCTACCAGCATCCCAGATACTAAAATCAGATACGCAACGTTCGCCGATAGTGTTCTATTGGAAGAGGGCGAAAGTCCTTATAAGCATGGTAAATTCCCGTTAGTGCGTGAATATTGTTACTATACAGGCGAATTAGTCGACGATGAACTGGAACCAGCTGGCGTAGTGCGTGATATTAAAGATGCGCAACGTGAGTTAAATAAAAACCGAAGCCAACGCATGCATGTTGTTAATCAGCAGTCTTTGGGCGTTAAATTCTGGCAAGGTCAACTAACAGAACAAACTAAGCGCGATATTAAAAATAATAGCACTAAACCGGGCGCGAATATCTGGTTACCGCCGGGCGTATCATTCGTAGACGGCACGCCGGCAATGGATAGCAATATTAATATGGCCCTTGAACAACAATCAAGCAATGATTTCTATTCTATCAGCGGCATCACTCCGGAAAGCCTAAGCGGTAGCGTAGGGGCAATGAGTGGCAAGGCTATTGATTTACGTCAATCTGTAACAACGGTACAAACTGCCGGCATATTTGAGCAATCAAAAGAAGCAGAACGCCAAATTGTTAAATTGTTATGGGGTGAGAAAAATGCACCGGGATTAATTCCACAATTCTACAACGAAGCAAAAGCAATGCGCATTATGGGCGATGACGGGCAAAAGGAATTTGTACAGATTGCACCGGGTTTAAATCAACCTATGCAAGAACAAGTTTTAACCGATGCATTTGGGCAACCGCAACGCGATGCGGAAGGTAATCCTATTAAGCAAGTACTGTATGATCTATCCGCCTTTGATTTTGATATTGTAATCAGCACTAGCCAAGCAAGCGCAACGGCAAGACGTGCTAACCTTTATCAGTTATTGGAAGCTAAGAAAAGCGGCGTTGAAATTCCTATGGATATTATTCTTGATTTCATGGATTTCCCAGAAAAGGAAACAGTTAAGAAACGCATGCAAGAAGCGGCAGAAAAGCCAGCGTTACCAGAGTTGCGTGTAAGTGGTTCACTTGATGATATGCCAGCGGAAGCATTGAGCATGTATTTACAAACGTTAGGCGTACAGATTTCACCACAACAAATTATGGCGGAACGGTTAGCCTTGAAAGGTAAACAACCAAACATTCAAAATGCACCGCAAATTATGCCGCCTATGAACGATTTAGGCACTATGTAATATAAACTATCAACACAATAATAAACGCTCCGTAATGGGGCGTTTTTATACATTTCGCCCTAAGTAATGGCGTTAAAAGGCTTGCTTATACATTATCGCCCGGCAACGGCGTTAAACTGCCATATTTCTTTATTCGTCCGGCAATGACGTTAAAAGGCTAAGGAGTATTAGATATGGAAAAAGATTTAGTTAATATCGAAGATGCTGGCTTCACTCCGGAAGATTTAGAAAACGCGGGCGTGAACGTTGATGAACATACCGAAGAAACGGATACACCAGAAGCAACACCAGATGAACCCTCTACAGATGATGCGGCGGAAAGTGATGCGAATGATGCGGAAGTAGATGCAGCGGCGCCGAACACTAATGAAGAAGAACCGGAACACGAAGAAAACCATACAAACGATAACAATCTAAAAGCGGCACTTGCACAGGAACGCGCAAGACGTAAAGCGGCTGAGGAACGCGCAAGACAATTTGAAGCGCAACAAAGACCGATTACATTGCCAGATAGTGAAGTATCTGATATCCGCGACTTTGTACGCCGTGAAGCATTGAAACGCTTTAATTTAACGGCGGAAGATTTAGAAAGTCTTATGTTTGAAGATGTAAACAAATATAACGATTTCATTCGTTTTGAAGCTAACGCAGAATACACGATCACAAATCAACAGTTAGCAGTACACCAACAAAGACAAACAAATCTAAATTTCGTAAATGAAATTAAATCATTACCAAATTTCGGGGAACTATATCAACGCGGATTAGAAAAGCTAAACGGCATGACAATGCGCGATGCACAACCAATAAACGATGCGTTCTACCGCGTAGATATTGGAGAAGGTACCGATGCCGATTTTGAAACAATCAGAAAATTTGTTAATGAACTGCAAAATGAACGGGCAACGAATACCGACGTTACAAACAACCCGTTACAGGTGGCCGCAACGTTGCCAAAGGCTGGCGCGTTAAACGGTGGCGTTCCTACACCTAACAAGGTAACAGAAGAAGATATTTTGAAAGCGTATCAAACAGGCAACCTTGATGCATTGCCGGACGATGTACGCAAGTATTTTGACGAATTATAAGAGGTAAAATATGGCAGACCAAAGAAACCAAGTTAATATCCCAGCAAATTTAGTACCTAAAGTATGGGCAAAAAAAGTATGGCATGAAGGCGTTAAGGACTCTTATTTTGATAAATTTACTGCAATGGACGGTTCCAACGTAGTACACCAAAATAAAGACTTAACAAATGTTAAAGGCGATAGCGTAGTATTCGGCTTAATGATGAACTTAAACGGGCCGGGCGTTGAAGGTAATCAAAAATTAGCTGGCGCCGAAGATACATTGAATATTTATGATTTTACTGTACAAACTAAATTAATCCGTAATGCGGTATCCAGATTTGAAGCGGACGACCAAAAAACACAATATGATATGTTGAAAGAAATTAAAGGCGCATTGAAACAATGGCTTGCTGATTGGTTGGATAACAAATTGATGAGTGAATTATGTTCGACGCCTTCTTCTTCTAAAGAAGCGGTAGCTGCAAGTGCTGCCGGTACATATGCCAGCATTACGGCAAATGATAAATTGACAACAACAATCATTTCCCGCGCTAAACGTAAAGCAATGATGCATGCACCAAAAGTACAACCAATTAAAGTTGACGGCATGGATAAATACATCATGCTTGTTCATCCATGGGCGGCACGTGATTTGAAAGATGATCCAAAGTGGTTGGCAGCGCAACAAAACGCAAATGTTCGCGGTTCTAAAAACCCTATCTTTACAGGTGCGTTGGGCGAATACGACGGCGTTATTCTTTACGAATATGAACGCGTATTATGCGATAACACAGGCGCATCTAGTGCGAATGTATGCCATAACTTATTATTGGGTAAACAAGCGGCATGTTTCGCAGTTGCAAGACCAGCTAAACACATTGAACAAACAGACGATTACGGCAACATCGCCGGTAATGGTATTGCGTTCTATGGCGAAGTTAAAAAAACAAAATTCAATAATAAAGACTACGGTTCTATTCAAGTATTAACTGGTGGCGTTGTAGAAAGCTAATTTTTGAATTATGGGCGGGGTAATACCCGCCTTTATTCTTATATGGGGTGAATATGAACGTAAAACAAGTTATCAATAGGGCGTTCATGCAAATAGGCGATACACCACAGGAACAATATACACCGTACCATTTACTGGAGTATTACAACGAAGGCAATCACCTATTAAATGCCCTTATCGGTCAGTACTGCCCTAGTTTGGCACAGGCAACGCACGAAGACAACGGCACCGGACGGATTACGCTGCCCGGTCAATGTATTAGCGTGTTAAATGTTAAAGCCGATGATGCGGACGTACAGGCCTATCATGTATTGAATTTACAAACGATAGTATTTGATGCAGATCATGAGCAGAAAATAACCGTTGATTATATAATGACTGCTGGATATAAGCTGTCACTTATACACATATGAAGCTGCCGACGATACTCCTTGTGTATATCT